TGCCCATACCGGGGTCGCCAGCACGCGCCCGAATGCCTTCGTCACGAGGCGCCCATGCGTCGGTATGAGAAAGTCGCCGCCGTACTCGTGTACGCGTCCATAGACGGCCGTCTCGCGGCCCGAGTAGAGCCGCCCCACGACGCCCCGGTCAGTCTGTAGCGGGGCGTCGACATGGATGCTGTCGCTCAACTTGCCTGACCGCCGGTGCAGCGGGTTGCCGCCTTGCAGCTTGACCTGCTTTACATGCCGCTCCATTGCGAACAACAGCACGCTCATCCCGCGCGCCAACTCCCGCCGCAAGCGCGGCGTCATTTCGCGCAACTGAGCCCGCACGCGATCGTCGCCGACGATCTGCGCCGTAATCACGCGACGGGCGCCTTGCGGGTGTACCGGTCGAGCGTCGCCTTGACCATTGGCAACCACTCGTCGGTAATGTAGCCGATCGTCTGCGTCGCCTGCCCGACCGAAAGAGACTTGGATTTCTCGCCGATGCGGGCCCGGCTGCGGTACTCATACGATGCCTGCTGCACGCATGCGCCCTTGAGGTCGTCGGGCGCCGATGCCCCGAGCCCCGCCGAGTATGTCACGGCGACATTCTGCATTCCGCGCGTGAATACTCCGCGCGAGATCGCAGTCGGCGCGACCGTCGTGCCGGGCACGAGATAGAGCCGCTTGTCGTCGAACAGATACCCGACCGTCACCGGGCTAGACGCGAGCGGCACGGCTACGCCGTTGATCGCGACGCTCGTAACGCTCAGGATCGGGATTTGCCGCAGCGAGAGCGACGGCTGATCGGTGCCGTTATAGACCTCCGAGAATGTCGCCGTGATGATGGCGCGGCTCATGTGCTGCTGCATGCGCGTCGTGATCTGCGAGATCAGAGCCGTCAGCAGGGAATCCTCGCTCCCGTCCCATGTACCGCCGAGCCATGCCTTGACATCAGCGGCGAGGCAGAATGCCGCCATGTGGGCGCGCTACCGGCTGCCGCGCTTGCGGGGCGCCGGGGCCTCGGGGGCGGGCTGCTCGGGGGCGTCGTCGGCCTCGGGCGCGGCCGGGGCCGTCGCCTTGACAGCCTCGGGCACCGGGACGAGAGTATAGCCGCCCGCGAGAAGCGAGTACGCCTCGCCGTCGAGCCATACGCGCCCATCCCGGTCGACCTTGATCTGCTTGCCGTTGACGGTGAGCGACGCGGGCATATCCTCCGCGCGCCGCATGACGATCTGGTACTGCGTTGCTCCGGTCATTTCTGATTCCCCCTTCTGACGGACGGGGCCGGGCCTCGGCCTTTCGGCTTTGGTCCCGGCCCCGTGTTCACCCTCTCTCCGTTGTCGACCTATCAGGCGCCGATGTTGAAGCGCATCCCGAAAGCGGGCGGGAAGAACATGCGCAGCACGCCGTCGCTGTAGACGCCCGACGAATATTGTCTCGAAATCGTGGGCCAGTCGATCTGGTAATAGTCCCGACGCAGGGCGACATCGACCAGATTCGACACATTCGACAGCGGATACGGAAGCTCGCTGGACCAGTAGACGATGACGCCGGGCGGCACGCTCGGATGCAGCATGACCCGCACATTCGCGCCCCCGCTCATCGTGTACTTGTTGAGGTAGTTGCCGACGACCGTTCCGGCCTGCACCGTGCGATCGAGAACCGCACGCGCGGCCTGATCCTGCGACTTGCCGTCGAGAACGAAACGGAAGATCGGCGTACCGCCCGCGCCCATGACCTTGTTGGTAATCGTGCGCAACTCCTGCGAGTTGACGAGGATCAGGTCAGGCGACAGGTTGTATGTCTCCCAAAACGCGCGAAGGTCGTCATCGATCTCGACGACGCCGCCGACACCGTCTGCCGTCAGGGAAGTCCCGACACCCGCGACGCCGGTCGCCTGCGAATTCAGCAGCGCACCGGACACGCTCGCGCCGTCCTGCTGACCCGCGCCTGCGATCAGGTAGAGCAGGCCGTCGTACAGGTACGCGTTGCGCGAGTTGTCATTCGCGAGGTTCGCGTCGGCCGCGTTCTGCGTGATGCAGTAGACGCCCCAAGGAGTCGTCATGTTGACCGAGTTGATCGTCGTGATCGCTCCGAGCGTCTGCCCGGCGCCTGCGGTCGGACCCCAGAACCATGCAAAGGCGAATGCGCCCGCGACCGGGGCCGTGTAGCCGGTCACGCGATGCGTCGTCAAGCCGTCGGTCGCCGTAACCTGAGTCTGTGCGGCGCTGATCTTGCTGGAATAGCCGCCGTGAATCGTGGTCGTGCCGTCGGCATTCGGCCGATTGACGACCGTACGAATGCCGTTCGCAGCCGTCGCCGTGCGGTAGCCGTCCATCGTCAGAGCGACAACGGACACGATGACCGTGACCGTCTGCCCGATCGTGCCGCCGGTCGCGATGTCGGCCAGCGTGGGCGTCGCGGGAGTCCCGAGCAGCTTGGTCCGGTTGCCGCCGAGAATCGTGCGCTCCTCGGTAATCATGGTCGAGCGGATCAGGCCCTCGATCATGCGGGCGCGCGCATCGTCAAACCCTTCCGCAGCCAGTTCGCTCTCGAAAGTCCGGTAATCCTCCAAGCCCAGCGTGGCGAATGGAGCCGTGAAATCGACGAGCCTCGTCGAAATGACGCCGCCCCGGCGCCCTTCCTCGACTCCCCCGCCGATGTCGCTCGTGTTGATTCCGGTAATCGCCTTCCAATGAACGGCCGTGCCGCCCTTCATGGGAACGCGCGCAATCATGTTGCGCAGCGGAGTGATGACCGGGTAGATCAGTTTCGCGGGGCGTTCAAGGTTGTACTGAACCAACCCGAGCGCCTGCGTGTACGCCTTCGCGATCGTCTCGGGAGCCCGCGTGGCTTCCTTGATGAGCGCGAGTGTCTCGTCGGTAACATTCGACATTGTCACTTACCTCCGTTGGTTGGAATCTTGCTGAACGATACCGTGCCGGGCACGGCGCCCCCGTGAATCATCTTGATGAGAGATCGCGCGTCGCCATCCTTCTCGGCCTTGGCGATTGCCTCGCGATCGTTCTCCTCACGGTCGCCGCCCGAATCTGCGGCCTTGCTCGGCGAGCCGGTCGACGGGCCCCGGCTCTTACCGATCGCGATGCGCTCGACCTTTTCGATGCGGTCGACGAGCGCGTCGCGCTCCACCTTCTGAACGAGCGCAGCCCTCTGAAGCGCGGCCGCCTCGTCGATGCAGCCCTTCGCGAGCAGCGCCTTGATCGCGAGCGTGATCTCGTCGGCCTTGGCGGCCTTCTGCTCGGGCACCGTAAGGCCCGGCTGCGATTCCTTGGCGTCTCCGACCGGCTTGCCGCCTGCGGCCTTGGCCTCGTCGCCCTCGCCCTCGACCTCGTCGGCGCCAGCGTTGCCGCCGCCCTCCGCGTTGTGCGAGCCGACATCGATGTGCACGCCATCCTTGGCTGCCTCGCCCTTTGGCTCGCGGCCCGCCCCATCCTCGGGCGGGCTGCCCGCGCTATCCTTCGACGGCTTGGCGTCGGCGCCCGGCGCGGCGTCATCCTTGGCCGCCTCGTCTTTCTGCTCGGGCGCGCTCGGCAGCATCGCATCGAGAGAGTCGCCGAGCTTGCCGACGCAGGCGCGCATTTCCGCGAGCGCCTCGATGGTCTTGCGCGAGAATTTGGCGCCGCGCTTGGCGACCTTGTCGGCGACGGCAGCGGTCGCGTCGACTGCTCCGTCGACTTTCTGCTCGGGCGCATTCGTCGCGGGATTGCTCTCGCTGCCCTCGACGCCCGTCTGCATCGCGGCGGCTTCCTTCTGCTCGGGCGCGGCGGGCAGCAGTTCGCTGATCTCCGATTCGAACAGCTTGACGCACAGCCCCGCGAAATAGGCGACGGCCCCGTCCCATGTCGCGACCTTGCCCGCGTCCGGTTCCTTGCCGTCGAATGTCATCTTCACCGAGTTGCGCATCGCCCGAATCCTGTCGAGCATGTCGAGCGATTCGCGCACATCATAGAGCGACTTCTGCACAGACTCGACCATGATCGTCTTGCCCATTTCGCTGACCTCCCCGTTGTTGTGCATGATGACCTGCCCGCCCTCGTCGAATTTCGCGATCGCCATGACGCAGTCGGGATTCGCCGGACGATCGACGAGCGACCATTCGGTGATCTTCGCGACGGTAACCCGGTTGCCGAGCTTGTCGCCCTTGCGCCCGCCGATGCTGAACCCCTTGAGCACGCCCTGCTCGACCTTGTCCTGTGAGCCGGGGTCGACGACGCGGGCGCGCAGCATCACCGTTTTCGCCTTGGCGTCCGGCGTGGCCTGCTCGACGACGCCCGCCGCGATCGGCTGATGCATTTCGCGGAGGTTCGCCCATTGCATGTAATCCGGCAGCGCCTTGCAGACGGAATCGAAATCGATGATCTCGCCGTCGGCGTCGAGCGCCTCAGTCGTGCCGACTCCCTCGACGATCATCGAGTCGCCCTCGCGGCTGACTTTCGTAAACGGGATATACAGCGCTACTTGCCGCCGCTTGAGTAGGTCGGTCGCCTCGTGCATCCTGCGTCTATAGAATCGCGAGACGGGGCCCCGCGTCAAGGCCCATCTGCTACGGGGTCAACCGCTTTCGCCCTCGACGGGCTCGCCGAGGCCCGCAGAGTATTCAGGCGCCAGCGTTTCTAGCAATTCCTCGTCGACGACAGCCGCGACATCGCATCGACAGTTAGGATGCGCCGGGTACGACTCGTCTCCGCTCGCGAATACCTCGTCGAGCCCGATGGCGCCCTGCGCCGCGTTCGCGAGACATTCCTCGCAGACGCCCTCGTCGTCCGAGTACAGCCAAACCTTGCGCGACACGACGCCGCTTGCTTGCCATGTTTGCAGCGACGCCTCGGCATTCGCGAACGACAATTCAGTCTGCGCGATCATGTCGGCGCGATAGTCCGAGAACGCATACGATTCCCGCAGCAGCGCCGACAACTCGCGGCGCGTCAGGCCCTCGTCGAATGCGCTGATGACATCCCCGCGAATAAACCGGCGCGTCGTCTCGTCGATCGCCCACTCGCGCGACGGGTTGTCGATCAGCGTGCCGTCGGCGAGGATGCGCTTGCCGACCAACTCTGCGCTCCGCTCGCGCGCGTACTCGGCAACCCGAGCGTTGACGACGCCGATCATTTCCTCGTTGTTGATCCCCAACTGCGCCATTGCGTCCGTCGCCGCCGCGCCGCCCA